GCATCTTTGATTATAGAAAATTGTTTCATTGTGATCACGAATGGTTTCATATTCAATCTGACAAATTGGACAGGAACTTTCGTCACTTACAATATAGGTGATGGATCGACTAATAACGGCGTTGTCACCAATACCGGAGGTGCTACCTGTTTCTTCATATCAGCTACACATGGAGCAGGGACTGGCCAAACGATGGTTACATCTGGGCTTGTAGACATGGAAGAAGTGGTATTCAATTGTCCTTGGTCTCCTGCTACAGGAACAACTATAGCGTGTGACTATGTAATTTTTACACGAACGATAACGCTTTCTAATAATTCTACAGGTTCTTTCAATTGGTGTCGATTTGCTCCGGGAGCCGTTGCCGCTCTTACAATGTCTTCTTCAGCAGCCATTAACATAAACAGCTCAATTATCAATTCTTCAAACAACCCAGCGATTGCAGGAGCAGAAGCAGGAACCTTGACGTTGGGCGATGTCACCTTCCTTGATAATTCTGCCTTTGCAACTACTGTTGTATTAGCTTCTAAGGGAACCTTTGCCCGTACTCCTATCTTTAGAGATGAAGCCGCTACATTTACCGCTAGGATCAACAGCGGGTCTTTTATCACGGCTGGCGGAAATATTATTCTAAACCTTCCCTCGTCTGCTGCCGATGGTGATTTGATTGAGGTATGCTGTACAACTGCAAATGTAGTGGCCGTTGATGCTCCGGCAGCTAACTTCATCAGAATAGGTACTTTACTAACATCTAGCGGAGGAACAGCCACTAGTACTGTGATTGGTGATTCTGTTTCATTGCGCTATCGACTAGCAGATTTAACATGGTATGCAACATCAGTCATCGGGACTTGGGTAATAGCTTAATGGGGAAAGATTGTGGCGTTTGCTAATGCTATAAATTCAATATTTTCAAACCAAGATGCTTTTGGTAATTTAGCTACCACTTCGGTATCTCCACGTATCCAGCTTCAATTTCCATATCTCATCAGCCCAGATTTAATAAACCAAGCGACAACAGGGAGCGGCGCCGTAACATATAGCCGTCCATTCGCCGTATGTAGCACTACAGCCGCTATAAATTCATCAGCTACCGTTTCATCAAAAGATAATCTCCACTATAGTGCGGGAGAAGGTGGTATGTGTATATTTACCGCAATTTACACAACAGGTGTGGCAAATAGCATACAAGAAGTGGGCTTAGGGGATACTGTAGACGGTTATTTTTTTGGATATAATGGTGCCAATTTTAGCATAAACCGAAGAAGCGGTGGATCTGATAATTATATTGCGCAGACGAATTGGAACAAAGACACGCTTAATGGAACTGGAGCATCAGGAATGACCCTTGTTCCAACAAATGGAAACGTTTATAAAATTCAATATCAGTGGCTTGGATTCGGAGCGATCAATTTCTTCATCGAAAATCCAGCGACAGGCCGTTTTGTACTGGTTCATCAAATCCAGTACGCCAATAGCAATGTAGAAACGAGCGTTATAAATCCCTCCTTACCTCTATGTTTACGCGCCGTTAACACAAGTAACAACACTAATATTGTAGTGAAGGTCTCATCGATGGGGGCCTTTGTAGAAGGCAACTTAAACGATTCTGGGATTGTTAATGCGATCAACAATGCAAAATCCGGCGTAACTACCCAGACAAATATCCTTACTATACGCAACAATGCGACATACGGAGGAATATTAAATAAAAAATTTGTTGCTCCAACCTTTCTGTCTTTGATCAATACTTCAGCCTCTGATGGTACCTTCAGAGTGATTTTAAATACTGCTCTCGGAGGATCTCCATCATATACAGATATCTCGACGGGTGCATCGGTCGTATCATATGATGTTGCTGGTACTACGATTACAGGAGGAAGACTTATGGGTGTTTTTTATTTGATAGGCAATTCTTCAGCACAGATCGATTTAGTAAATACACCAATTTTTCTAAATAATTTAGACACGTTGACGATTAGTGCCACAAGTGCTGGAGCGGCTATTGTAGCTTCTGTGGGTATAAGTTGGTCAGAACAGTTTTAAACAAAAGATAAAATTTATGAGCGTCTTCTCCCATGCTTTATCAACAAACAATTACGGCGAAGCAAAATTCATTGTAGATTCTTCTCCAGCAAATGGCACACATACTACGATTGCAGCCGCTCTTACTTCGGCCTCATCTGGAGATACAATATTTATTCGTCCTGGAACATACACAGAGAATCTGACTCTTAAAGCAGGTGTAAATCTCTGCGCTTTTGGCCCTTCTATTCCTGTTTTCTCGAGTGCCACCGTTCCTAACGTAATTATCAATGGAACATGCACCTTCACCGCAGCAGGAACAGTAGGAATTTCTGGAATCGCTCTTCAAACCAACGCTGCCTTTGCCTTGGCTGTTACTGGATCGGCAGCCTCTATTGTAAAGCTGGATAAGTGCTTCCTTCACTGCGTCGACAATACCGGAGTTAGCTTTACCTCTTCCTCTGCGTCGAGTGAGATAGACTTTTCTTATTGCAATGGAGATTTAGGCACTACAGGCATTGCCTTATTTGCCCATAGTGCAGCAGGTAGATTAAGATTCCTTTATTCATTTTTTGCAAATACTGGAGTCTCTACCACTAATAACACCGTTTCCAATGTAGGTAGCTTTTTCCCAAACTATTCTTCTTGGGCTAATGGATTAACTCTTTCTAATTCATCAACAATGAACGGTTCATATCTTGATATGACAATGGTGAGCAATCAGACGGGTCTTACTACTTCAAGTTCGGCAACAGTAACAATTGTCCACGGAACATTTACTTCTGGCACTTCATCAGCAATTTCCGTAGGTGCGGGTACAGCCGTTGTTTTACACTATTGTTTAATCAGTAGTTCAAACGCAACTTCTATTGCAGGCACAGGGACTCTATCCTTTACTAATTTAACATTTAATTCCGTCGCTTCTCTTGCAGCAGGACTTACTCTTTCTAATGGAGCCATGAATTCATTTATTAGTGGAGCAGGAGTGGGGACTACTGGACAGGTGTTAGTATCGAATGGAGTTTCATCCCCACCTACTTGGCAGGCTAGTTCATCAGGGGTAATTGTTCAACAAATACGACAACGATTAACTACAAAAACTCAATACACTTCTATTCCAGCTATTCCGCGCGATACTACAATCCCACAGAATACTGAAGGAACAGAGATGGTTTCACAGGCAATAACACCTACTAGCGCCACAAATATTCTTTGGATTCAGTTGAACATAACGGGAGCTGTAGATAACACTACTAACAATAATGTTGAGATTGCTCTTTTTCAAGATTCTACTGCAAATGCTTTAGAAACACAAGCGTATGATCTGCGTGCTACCGCAGTCGAAGGGTGCACTTATTTCTATTTCTCCCACTTTATGGTTGCAGGAACAACGAGTGCAACTACTTTCAAGTTTAGATTAGGCGGACAAAACCTCGGTACGATCACGGTTAATGGGGCGGCAAATTCCGCTCTCTATGGAGGTACTATGGGTACTATATTAACAATTACGGAGCTTACGCCATGAGTTTTATTTCTAGTAACAAACCTTTATCTGAATGGAAATGGTATATCAGAGCACGTGATTTTTCCATTCACCAATCACCAGATCCTATAGAAGATGCAACAGAGATATCTCCTCCTCCTGGAAGAGAAGATCAGTATACTTGGGATTGGCAAAATAACAAATGGGCTTTAGATGTACTTAAAATGAAAAGGATTTCAGTAATACAAGCTAGAAATGAATTTGATCGTTTAAATAAATTCAATGACTTGGAACCGGCAGAAAAGAGAACTATCCAGACAGATCTTGCGGCATATCGGAATGAACTTAGATTATTTATAAAGAATTTTAACCCAGAAAATCCGTTGCCCTCAGCGCCTGAGTCATTAAGTGATGAAAATTTTTATAATCTGTAAATAATAATTTATTTTATGAAAATATATGATTTCGGAATCATTATCTTGATAGCGATCGTTGTATGTGCAGGTGTATTTAGGCCGCGGCTTGAGTACCTGACTGAATATTTTGGCTATTCGCCGCTGGAGCTTGTTCCGGCTCCATTGGAGCAACCATTTCTTTAATGCCTTGAGCAATTCGCACCTGTGCTTCTAAATTTGTTAAATCCATACTTTGTAGTTCTTTCAAAGCCTTGATGAAGGTAAGTACTGCCATCTCTTCATCTTTCTTAGCCTCAGCTTTTCTTTCTTCTGCTAGAGCTGAGTTCTCTCTAACTCTTGAGGCTCTTTCAATACCAAGACCATGATCAGCCACGGATTTAGCCTGTAGGCTCTCAATCTGGGCTTTAAGAAGAGCCATTTGAGTTTCTTGTTGCTGTTGGGCTTGCTGAGCTTGCTGTTGTTCGTCTTGAGCGATCTCATCTACAAGTTGCTGTTTGTTAGAGAGGGTAGAGTTTTCAACCAGTATCTTAGTGGAAATCGGAAGGCCGAGTTCACGGAGCTGTAAGAGCTGAGCAAACTGCATTTGCCTTTGAGTAGAGGTATTGAGGCCATCTTCTACAACGGCATCATACTTTCCAAAAGCCTTATGATAGAATTCAGGTGAAGGCTCTTCTTTGATGATACGCTTAACCTTGCCTGGCGTGAAGTTATTTTGCATGACTTGCAGAAGAAGGCGTCCTAGAAGCTTTTGAGATAGGTCTAGCTGATCGAATAGGATCTGTAGAGTAGTAAGACCTGCCCCCTGTCTAAGCATGCTCAGAATGCCTGCTTTATCATCGTCGGCCGATCCTAGAAGATCCTCGTTTACGCCGCTGATCTGGGAGATTTCTCCGCCTAAGATCTGGGAGAGCTGAATCATTGAAGCTGGAATCTGAGGAGGCTGGATTGGCACTACATCTGTAATCTGAGCTTCTTGCTTAAGAGCAATACCTTTTCCTTGGCCTGCCAAGAAAATATCTGCTGGATTAACTAATGAGCTCTCTTTATAAATAAAACCAGAAGTAACTTGAGATTCAAGTATATCTAATTCAATTATTTTGCGACGGTTATAAAGATATTGGCTATCTCTAAGTCCGCGGACTACACCTTGAATTCTCCAAGGGAAATAAGGCATGTCAGGATTGAAATAACAAAAGAACGGCACGAAAGGATACATATCTATGTTCAACGGATTTCTTCCGTGATACATCACCTTTCCCTGTACCACGATACCCAATGACACTGTAGGAATTGTTTCAGTAATGACATCGATCTCTGGATGAGAACTCAAAAATTCTTTTAAGGCATCGTCTTGTCCTTTCCATTCAAGAGAATCACCTGTACGTACATCCACAAGGAATTTAGTCTCACGGTAGTCTCTATACCAGAACTCATCGTATGTCATGAGGTTTTGCATGCCATATTGATAACTCTCTGGCATAAACTGAAACTTACCGTCTCTGTAGCCACCTGTCATAAGAGAATCAATTTCTTCTTTCATATGAGGAAGAAGAGATTTAATCTCTGGTTTGGTGTAGAATCTTCGCATCCAGATAAAGTTACAGTCTGAAAGGTCAGGATTGCGGAAATAAGGATCGATAATGAAGGAATTGTAGGCTAGGTTACTTATCTTAGGATCTCCCGAGATAGGATCAGATCTGTAATCCATCCAGACGTTAAGGAGATTCATGCCTGTGGTTACAGAACCATCAAAGGCTTTAGAGACCTGCTCATAGCCATCAGTATAGTCCATAAGCCAGAACATGAGCTTCGTAAACTGGGCCGCTGTGACGTTATCAGAGTTTTCCCTAGGTGTTATTATGGTACTCTTACGATGTTTGCGCTGGTGACCTGTAATCATGTTACAGACGCGTCTAATGCGGTTGAAGTTGAAAACGCGCTTACGGAAAGAGGGAAGATTCCCAAAAAGATCAGACCAAAGCTGTTGATCTCCCTCTCGGAATCTAGTATCCATGTCAGCTTCAGACCAGAAGGCTTGGTTAATCGTGATAGCCTCGGTATAAGCTTTATCCATCTTGGTAAGAAGATGTTTACTATCTTGAGGAATGTAGTAATTGAGATCTAGCTGTGGGAAAAGAGCCATATTTCCATAAAGTAAATTTTTTACTTTACTCTAACGCTTTTCCTTAAGACTTTCAAACATAAAAAAGCCCCAAGGAGCTGGGGCCACTAAACAGAAACTATTCCTACAGTTCACATCTAAGGAGAGAAGGAAACGATGCATTGAATTGCAAACTCAATATATTTATTTTGAGATTAATCGACAATCATTTCCTATCTCCCGAAGCCTTGAGGATTTCGGAACATATAGGGGAGGTCTTGTTCCCAGCCCATAGCCTTTCTGTAGTTTTGATCTAGTTCTTGAGGAGTCATCGCATTACCATCTTTCTGGAAAAGGTGTGTAAATAGGGCATACCTCTCTGCATCTTTGGTATGGTCATTTCGCTTAATAGGCCTCTCAATACCCTTCTCTGTGGCTTTTGTGTCCCAAAGGTAGTTTCCGTACTCTTCAATGGTGCGTGTACAGTTGCGGGAAATCTTATAGGTACCATTCAGAAGAAGCTTGTACTGGAATCTAATGCCGTTGAGGACATCATTTTCAGCATCAAATATCTGAGGTATTCCCTGCCTACGGCATTCTACCTTGAAGGAAGTAGCCGATGGATCTACGTAGATAGCACGGATATTATAGCCATTGATGAAATGAGCAAGATCATCGACGTACTCAGAGTCTGATTTCTGGCGGTTAGTCTGAGATGAGTCATAGACATACTCTTTTTCACACCAAATGTTCGGAAATTGCGTACGGTCAATACCGATAAGCACAAAGACACAAGGATTCGTCGTGCCATAGTCTACACCGACAATATATTCTTTCGCATGCGTAGGTGGATGGCTGATTACATGGATATCATTGTCAAAGAATGGATAGATAGCACCCTCTGCAAGTACCCATCTACCTTCTATGTAGCGCTGATACCATATACCAGAATATTCTTTCTTGATGTTTTGAACAAAATTTTGGTCTAGAGCTGGATTGTCATCTAATGTAAAGCTCCAGCTTTTCAGATCAAGCACTGGATTATCAATGAGTTCCTTTTTTACCCAGTGATAGGGAGAATCTGGATTAGATGTTGCAAAGAGTTGAGCATTCTTCACAGAGAGACGACTCTGGAGCATCTTAAAGAGACCATAAGGCATTAGGGTAAGCTCATCTATCAAAGCCCAAGCAAGCGTAGAGCCTGTAATCTTGTCCTGGGCTCTTTCATCAGGAGCTCCTACTAGGTAGATGTGTCTTCCCCAGAGATTCATCGAAGGAGCCTTAGAAGTGGGAGCAGGTATGCATAGCCAGTCACATAGTGGCTTTACAACGTTTCTTTGCAGAGATTCTCTGGAGACACCCAGAATCATGCCGTCACCAGGCTTAGCCTCGCGGATTGCCCTGGTAACACGAATATTTGTTGCAAAGGTCTTCCCTGAGCGAACAGAGCCTATTGCTAGATTCGTACGTGCATCGGAATTTAATATGAAGTCTCGTTGCTTATCGGAGACTCCGAAGAAACTGGCCGCTGCGTCCTCATCCATTCAATAAACTCATCGAATTTGTCTCTTTTGATTTCAAGTTGGGGATCTTCTTTTTGTGAGAGGTATTGTTTGCCAAGCCAGATAAGCATTGAAGTGCTGCCCTTGTTATCAAGAGCATTTATTCTCTGGGCTTTTCTAAGATCGAAGCGCCAACGCACTTCAGAGCGGTTTATGATCGATTTATAGCTCTGTTGGATTTTAGTCACACTGGTATTAAGCAGAGTGGCGATCTCATCATGGGGACAGCCTACATAGGCTAATTCCTCAATCAGCAAGATGCGCTCATCTTCGGATAGAGTGTTCTGTTTGCTTTGCTCGATAAGCTCATCAAATCTTTTTCTAGGCAACCATTCTCTGAAATTCAGCGAATAGCTCCCATTCGAATTTTCTGATGTAGATCTCTGTATATGCTTCGTCATCGTATTTCTTTATTGGATTTACCCAAACTATCCTTGCATCGTCAGAATAGACTATGCCATTCATGCAGTCCTCGTAGAATTTTGCCAGGTTTGAGGCATCTGGCTTTCCAATGTGCAAGAGCCTTCCGTCAAGGGCCATTTTGGTTTGTTTAATACTCCAGGAAGGAGGAACCGGCATATGGAATATGAACCGAACAAAAAGGCCAGTGTCAAGAGGATGGCCTGTATATTGTTGTTTGATTGTATCCTGAACTTTCTTGGCTTCTTCTGCTTGCGGGAAATAGCTGTGACGCTTGATTTCAAACTTGCCTCCAGTTGGCTTTACAAAGACTCTCGAGCGATGAGTTTTCTTAGGTAACGGCTTTCCAGGTATTCTAAGATAAATCTCGTCCATACGATGAATATATATAAAAAATTTTAATTTGAAAGCAAAAAAATCAGCAACCATCATTGATCACTGATGCAATGAGATACCGGAAATATTAAAAGTCTGGTTTAGCCTCAGGCTGGCTTATCTCTAGCCAGAAATCATGCCCTGAGGTCTTAAGATATGATCTTTCTACTTCGGAAAAATCTGCATGATCATTTTCTGTAAGGTACTTGGTAATATCAAATTTTACCGGCTCTTCGACATGTAAAGCGGCTTTACACCACAAGAGCAAATCTTTATCGATAAAAGAATAAAAAAGATGAGGTCTTATAAGTTGAACAGTGTAGTACAACAATTTTGAGTTCTGATCTGCTCTGACAAAGTTAACTTTTCTTGCTATAACGAGAGGTGTTTGGAACGCAGGAAGTTTTTGCCTTAATTGATGCCATTGCATGTGATTCCTTAATTGGATTTTTCATGGATAAAATGAGAGCTTTAACAAATTCCTGGTGTTCATCTGGGTAATTTTCTTCAAAGACATCGATTGTTAATAGCTGTCCGCCTATTTTGACCTTCATAAAGCCTCTTGTAACCTCTGATGGATGAGATATATAACTCCACCATTCTGGATTATCTGTTGAAGAAAACTTTGAATCACAAAAAGGAATAGGAAGCCAGTAGCTCTGCCCCTGAAAACTAAATCTCTGACATACCCAGATATCTCCTTTCCTGAAGCACAAAACCTTTAGCCCTTGAGGCGGTTTATGCGGATTCTCAATGCTAATCCAATTCATTCCAGTAGTGTTGTCTTTGATGTGTATATCCAATTTCTTATCTCCTTTGACTAAAGAGAGATTATGTACACTTTGGTGGTTTTTTTGAACAGGACATTTTCAGAAAACGACACGAATAGGCTTCTTGACTGGCCTATAATGCTCATCCACATGGGAAGCATTGGCAAATAGTCCAGCAGTGAGGCCGTGACCTTCGTGGATATGCCCAAAGACGTGTAGTTTCAAATTCTTAAGCTTAGAGACTCTCTCCATGAGAGCCTCGGAGCCTACATGGCCTCTATATTCATCAACATAATCACCTACACCATAAGAAGGACTATGAGTAATCAAAATATCTGTATCCAAAGGAATTTTTTCAAACTTCTCGGCAAGTTCCTCCTCAGTATCTAGAGTGAAAGCCATACAACGAGGATTCATTCCTTCGAAGGTTTTAGTCCAAGGAGAACCCCAGATCTTGAGTCCTTCGAATTCTGTACCTGAATCACATAAGTATTCTGGACTAGTATCTAAACCTGGGGCTCCTGGAGGAAAGGGACTTGGTTCACAATTCTTTTGTATCCAGTTGTCATGATTGCCAGCAATAACTATTTTTCTGTCGTAATCTTGCAGACGTAGCCATTCATACACATGGATATATTCTTTTTCGGTATCCCCAGCAGTCAAATCACCAGCCACAATCAGAAGATCGCCACCTTTTAGTTTGGGAAAAAAGCCGTGAAGATCAGATATGCAATCAATTATCATCTTAAGGTGCCCGAAAGAGGGAAGACAACAACCTTAACACAGTAGCCAATTCTGCCCGTGTAACAGAAGATAACGCAACCTCAACAGGCAGTTGATCGAGATTATCGACAAAATGATCTAGAGCTTCGATAAGTTCGATTTTAGAGATGCCTGATGGCGGCACAAAGTCATATGAATGACGAATATATTCGAATTCAGACTCTTGGTTATTTTTCATCATTCCTCTTTACCCTTGGTTTAATCACTCCATTCAGATCGGAATTTTGCTTTTTTGGCATCATAAAACGCTTTACATAGATACCATCCACCTGGAGACAATTTCTCGTATTCTTTTCTGAAATCGCCGTTAAGTATATAAATTTTCGATTTAACTCCTTCACTTTCCTTTTAGCCTTGAGATGAACAGAGGCGATTTCCTTAATGGAATGAAAGTCTTTCTCTTCAAGACATTCCTTGATTGCGCCCATAGACCTCTTTCTCGATAGGCACAACCTTGCAACAAAGAGCATTGCACTTAGAATGGTGAGATGGGCAATCAAAGCCGGTCATGTTGCTCTTGAATCCTCTCACAAACAGTAATTATCAGAGGCTTTTACTGTGTATCTTTTTAATTTCATAGGAGCATGAGGTAATGGCATCCAATGAGCTACTCCCTCCCAGTCGAAGTTTTGGTCTATCCACCAACCTATTCTTTCAATAGTGACATCAATCCCCTCAATATATCCAATAGAGAGATTCATCTAGCTGCTCTTTCTTATAATGATTATCTAGACTAGTCAAAATGAACTGAAAGTCCTCGTAGGGAATTTCTGCAATTAAGCAAAAAGAACAGAGCAAATTCATCAGGGAAGTCAAAATTGACTTAGACGGTAGCCCCGAGGCAGAATAGTTTCGTATGGTTTCTCGGTACAACCTCTCTGCAAGCTCATCTTGTTTCTCACTATTTTCCTCATCGAGCTTTTCGATTCCTCGGCACAACCTCTCTGCAAGCCCATCTTGTTTCTCACTATTCATTGTTTTTCCTTCCTATTCAGATTTCTAAGTGCCATGTTAAGGCAGTCGATAATATGCTGCAATAATGAAGCTATGGCGAATTCTTTTCTAGAACAAGCCCAGGATAATGAGACCTCAAGAGACTCACGAGCTGATGATAGGAAATCAAGCGCTTCATCTAGGCTCAATTCTGTATGTTTTGAGAGTGCATTCATAAAATACATTAAGGCTTAAGATGATAGACCCTAAGTCCTCTAGGGCTTCGTTTATAATCATATAGGGCTCGACATCAGGAAACGCATCAAATTCTTCTTTTAACACTTCAACTAAGGTAAGAGATGATCGAATGATAGCATGCCACTGATAGAAGCTTATAGGACGAATAGAGAGGTTTTCCTCATCGAGCTTTTCGATATCTAGATCTAGGCTAGGAAGCAACTCTTGGCATCTTAAGAGTGCATTGGCGAGAAGTTGTGCGTTCAAGTTTGGCCTTTTGGTTATCTGTGATATTGCATATCTTCTTGAATGATGAGAGAGGAAAGAATACGACATGCTTTTCAATTATCATATTATTTTCTTTAATATGGTACACCTTCTTCTTTGGGTAGCTCTCCTCATCAATCACTCTTTCTCTTTCTAGCTCTTCAAGAGTGGCAGTGAAGATACCATCTGATTTCACTATTGTTATCCATAGAGGGAATGGACTTTGACGTTGTATTTGCTGATAGTCTTGAAAGTCCGCTGCGTTCATTCCAGTCTCGTTTGGCCATTTATCTGTAGCCTTGGTCTTGACCTCAACCAAAAAGCAATCCTGGAAATCAAATTGGAAGCGTTTAAATGGCCTACAACAAAAGAAGTCGAATGGATGGTGTATTGACTCTCCAAAACAACGATCGTGGCACAGCGGGCAGATAAAGCCGTTTAAAAGGCCATAAACAAGATAGCCTCTGTCTATCATGGTCTTGGCAAAGATTGCTTCCCCTAATAGGCCCGTAGTGTCCACCGAGGCCTTAAAGCTCAATTAATCCTCAATTCATAAGTTTCACAGGCAATAGAGAGCATCCTTGAGACTGCCTGCATCTGCCTTAACATCTTAACGTCTGTTGCATGATCTATAATGCCACAGAGATTATCCTCTACCTCCATACTCAAGACGCCTATAAGATCTAATCCATGCAACAAAGCTTCCTCAGAGAACACGAATGAATCACCCTCGCAATACTCTGAAAAACTCACCTTCATATGCTCTTCAAACTCTGATGTGCTCATATCTGTTATCAAAACGGTAACTCCTCAGCTTCAAATTTAGCCTCTTTAGGCTCTAATTCCGGATGTTCAGCAAGGTAAGCATCTACTGCCTTCTTAACTTCTTCCATAAAGCCTTTCTCAGTAGAAGGCGAATCAAACTTGA